TCTCAGGGGTCAGGCCGCGCATGGTTTTTTCATCCACCTCATGCCCGACCCACTCCTCCCAGACCTTCTTGGTGACGCCGAGATTGGTCATGCCGCCAGGGTCGGATGGATGGTTTACAAAGCCGCCTTCATGGTGCAGCACTGCGGCCAGTGCGGAGTCAAAGTTTTCTTTCATTTCACTGGCCCTGCCTTAGAGAGTAAATCGGTCTTGGCTTGTGAGCCAGCGGATGATCCAAAGTAATAGGCAATGATGCCCGTCCATGCCGTGCCAAGGCTACCCAGCATCATCAAGATGGCAGGGTTGGCGCTGTCCACTTTGCCAATGAACATCATCACCATGATGCCAAAAAAGCCCACTGTGACTGTACCCGCAAGTACTGGCGGCATTAAGCTGCGGGTGGTGGCTTGCATCTCCCGTGCTGACTTCCTGTCCTCGACCTCTAGCTTTTCAAAGTTGAGGCCAAGCTCCTGCGCTTGCTTTTGCAGTTCGATCTCAGCAATCTTGACTTGAGCAATCTGCTCTGCTGACAGCTTGTTGTTGGAAATCAGGTCGCCCACCTTGTCAGGGTCTACGCCGATGGCCTTGGAGATGGCCGACACTGCCATGCCGGCCAGTGGGCCACCCATTGCCGTGGCAATCGTTGGTGCAATTTGTTTTAGCCAATCCATTACTGTTTACTCCTTGAAAGCATTGTTGCGGCAATTTGTAGCATGGCACGGGCGCTGTCCATGTCTTCAGGCTCTGTTGCCCAGCCGACTGTGATCTGGCCAACAAAGCGCCCTGGCTCTGGTGGCACTGAAATGCGGCATGTGTAGGCCACACCCCTTGCGATATACCACAGACCCATTTCACTCTGCGCTGACTTGTACTCACCGCATGGAATCTCGCTGGCCATCAGCTTGACCACATCGGCATTGTTGGCGGCGTTCTGGGTGAACAGGCCGACATCCAGCCCATCATTCGTTTTGTCTCTGCCGTTCTTGCCATAAGCCCGATACAGGATGCGCGTGCCAAACATGCTGTTGACTTTGAACACCGCCACCACCAGCGCACCAGATTGCTTGAACAGATGCGCCGCTGCATCCTCCACTCTGTCTTCTGCAATCGTTGGAATCTTTTTGGACTCCTTGTAAGCGCCGATCAGCAGGTCTTGGTTTGTATATACAAAATACCCTGCAAATGTGAGCACGGCCATAAGTACAAGAGCGAATAACCTGAACGGAGATGTACAAAATGCAAATATTTTGTCCACCAAGGCAAGGCGTTCATCTGCCATATCTCACCCGCGCTGCTCAAGAATGCCAAAGGTGAAATACCCAATAACCCCAAGAATTGCAAATAGGACAAGCGTCACCAGCACGATCTCAACGACCTCATCAACTTCTTTCTTGCGCTTTTCAGCAGCCTCTCGCTCACGCCTAGCATCATGGGCAGACTCAACATCCATCGCCGCTGCTCTAGACTTGATCTTGTTCCAGACATCTATTTTCCCGGCCTGCATGAACAGCAGTTGCAACTCGTCCTCAAAGCGCTTGGCCTGATCCAGCGCCATCTCAATCTGGATGGCCGTACCCATTGAGGACTTGGACTTCTTGGCTTGGACAACAGCCTTGCTGGCCGTGGACTTTGCGTCAAAGTATTTGCCAAGGACAGGGCCGAGAGACGATACATCATCAACAGTCTTGCTGACCTTCTTGATCAGCGCGACTGCTGCCTGTATACCCGCTAGCGCTGTTAGAGGATCAATCACTTTCCGCTACCTTTTTAGGCTCTGGTTTACCTTTTTCCCGCCACTTCAAACACCAAACCAAGAGCCTATCAGATGACCATGACCATCTCACGCATTCATAAACTGGGGCGGGTGCTTGCGCCACTGGCGGTGGTGGCGGCAGCGCGTCCATGATTACATGAGGATTTTTTTCAACATCTCGGCAGCGAAACCTGGCCCAAGCAGCGTGACAGCAATCAGCGCATAGAGGATGTACTCAATGCGGCTCATGCGCTTGCTGCCTGATTCAAAGCTCTTTTTGATGGCCTCGTACCTGATGGCACAAATCTCCTCATGCGTGGCCAGCCGAGCGTCTGTTGCGTCTATCTGATTCATGCTGCCTCAAGTGCGGTGATGCGGGTTGTCAGGGCTGTGATGAGGGCTTGTTGCTCTTGGATGCACTTCATCAAGGCATACTGCAAGTCAGTCTGGTAGATGGACAAGCGCATCTTGGGGTCTTCTTGAGTTCCCCAATTGCTCTCCATGACCATCTCAGGCGCAACCGCTTGAACATCTTGTGCCACTACACCCAATGTCAGACCAGCATCTTCTTCCATGTTCTGGTCGATGTAATTGAAGGTCTGCACAGGGATAGCGCAGATGACATCAAGATAAGACTTAGCTAGCGCAAAGTTGGTCTTCTCTCTGCGGTCAGACAAATTGACATTGTTGGCGCTGTAGTTAGCAAGACCGCCATTGGAACGAACACCAAATCTAATAGCACCTGTATCAGAACCCTCTATAAAACTTGAACCAGTGTTATTTGGAGCGGCTCCAGAATAATAAATGTCAATACCATATGGCGTTGCATTTGAATTTTCAAAAACGGCAATGTTGTTGGCGTTAGACATCGCAACTTGTAGCGTGGCAGTATTTGCTCTAGAACTTGTTGTTGTTCTAGCCATAAGAATCAAGCCGCTGGAGTCGATACGGGCGCGTTCTGTGCCGTTGGTCTGAAAAGTCATTGCAGCGTTAGACTGCTGAATTAACTCAACATTTCCACTATTACCAATTTTGTTGATGTAGAAATAATCACCCCCACCAAAGTTTGCACCATCCGCATCTAACCAAACTTGGGCAAGGCGACTTCCAGCCGTTGCGCTTGAGGTGGCATTAAAGCCGCCACCCGCATTATTTGCAGCGGTTGCATCGCCCGTCCGAAATAATCCTATGCCTAGACCGCCAGTTCCTGCTACAGCCTCAAATTTTACTGTTGGTGTAGTCGTACCAACTCCCACAAAACCCGCCGAGTCAATCCGCATAGCCTCCGCACCACCTTCAGCAAAGGCAATGGTGTCAGCCGCAGGGAAGAAGATGCCTGTGTTAGTGTCGCCTGTGGCCGTGATGGTTGGCGCAGCCGCAGAGCCTGCTGCATGAGATGCAATCCCGCCAACAGTCAAAACCTTACCAGAGCCGACATTCAGGCCAACACTTGTACCAGTGCCGTTGGCGGTGAAGATGGCGTCCACCGAGTCCAGGTCGGTGTTGATCTTTGTACCCCAGGTGTCTGTCGATGCGCCTACCTCTGGCTTTGTCAGCAGTAGGTTGGTGGTGGTGGTATCTGCCATGCGTTACTCCTAAATGGATGTCCAAGTCTCTGAATTATCAACGATTGCGACCCAAGTTTCTGCGCTGTCGCTGATCGGTGTGTAAGTTTCTGCGCTGTCCGGTATCGCACCCCAGCCAAAGCCAAAGATGATGCCGACAGACCCTGTGGCGCTGTTGCCCGTCAATTCAACTGTGATGACATTGCTGACACTGCCGGCTGCACCCGTGGCGCCATTGCCTGTGATCGCTTGGAAAGTGATGACCTCACTGGGCATCGTCTCCACAGCACCCGTGGCCACATTGCCTGTGACAGCCGCCGTGCTGGTGACACTGACAGAGCCGACAGAGCCTGTGGCCGTGTTGCCAGTGACAGCAAATGAAAAACTCGGGGTAACGCTGCCGACTGCCAAAGTCGCCGCATTGCCGGTGGCTGCTTGACTTGCTACCGCCAAGACCGAGCCGACAGCGCATGTGGCCGCATTACCCGTGATGGCAATGGATACAGTCAGCCCAACTGTGCCAACATTGCCTGTGGCAATCGTCCCATCTTCTTGGACAGATCTGTCGGCCAGCAAGTTGCCAACAGCACCAGTCGCCTGGTTGCCAGTTAATGCAGCGCCGGCCTCTCCAAAACCCCAAGCGCCATAGCCATATCGTCCCGTCCCATAAGCAGCCATGCCGCTGCCCCTTGGTTAAGCCAGCCGGATCAGGCCGGTGCTGGCGTCATTGGTTGGCATGGTCAGCGTGAATGTTCCAGCGGTCACAGTCTGTGAGCCAAAGGTGTGGACGCTGACCGCCTTATTCGACTGAGTGCTGTTGTAGATCAAGACAGCATCAAACGCTGTGGACAGCGTGACAGCAGAGTAACTGATGCTGGCGCTGGGGGTCACAAAGGCTGTCGTGCCGCTGGTGCTTGGCGCTGTGCCAAAGGTCACTGTCACGCCGCCGGC